ATCATTTGGAGTAGTTGCATAGTTAAATGTAACTGTAGTTCCAGCAGTAAGATTCTTTTCGAATGTTGAAGGTGTACGTGAAAGAGTTGCAGTACCATCTTCATAAACTAACTCTTTTAGTCTTGTAACTTGGTTATCTGAGAATGTGGCAACGTGTTCAACTTGAGCCTCTCCAGATCCTAAATCAGATACTGTAAATCCTGTTGAGAATGAAAGTGTAGATGCTGGGTCTACAGACGTTGAACCATCTCCAACGGCAATACTTCCACCGCCTCCGTTAGAATCTCCTTTTTCACCTTTAGCACCAGCAGGACCAGCAGGACCAGCAGGACCTGTAGCACCTGTTTCACCTTTTTCGCCAGATCCACCAGAGATAGTAACTTGAACGGTTCCATTTCCTCCATCTACGATTGTAGCACCTGATACAAAATCAATGTTTATAACATTTGGGAAAGTTGTTTGTCCAGCAGAAACTGAAAGTGAGCTTCCTCCGCCACCTCCGTTTCCAGTTCCAATAGCATCTAGTAAGATACCAATTCTTTGGTCAACTGCAAATGGGAAAGTAGCACTCTGTGAAACTGAGCTTGATTCCCAAGCAAGTGTAAGTTCGATTCCATCTCCGATACCAGCAGTTGCTGCATCTCCATCAAGATCTTTTCTTGTCCAGTTTGAAACTGTGTAAAGATGGTAAATACTCGTATCTGTAATATCTGTTAGAGCGATGGTAATATCTGAGCTTCCTTCACTAAATCTCTTTACTAAGAAGTTTTCAAGATATGCATTTCTCTTACCTCTTTCATCAGTGTTATTGAATAATGCCTTAGTAACTGAAGCAGGGTTTGAAGAGTTAAGTACAATTTTACCAGCCGCTGGTAAATCATTCGATGAATAAAGGAATGATTGAACTCTATAAAGCGGTGCTGGAATTGTAAATACGTTACCAGATACAGCTCCACTCGGCGATACTCCTCCAGCTGCTGAAAGATCGGCAACTTTTAATTTTGGAAGAATAATGTTATTGTTAGCAGTCACATACTTAATCTCAAAGTATACAGCACCTTCAGGAAGTGCATCAATTTGGGTTTGCGTCATATTAATAGTAATATGCCCCTCTGTACCTGCCTGTGTCGTACCGAATGTAATTTGATTTGCTGCTTTGGTAAACGTATAGTTTGCTGTTGGATAAAGATACTTATCAAACACTTTAACCTCAAGTGCCTGTGCGCTTGATGCTTCTATCTGATTACCAACTTGATTCTGGTAAAGAATCGCAGTTATTGAGTGTGCCTGTCCCTTTAGTAATTGGTATACTTGTGGAATATAGGCGATTAGATTATTTCTAGAAACTTGTGGCATTTTCTAATTGTATTTTTATTTGACCTTGTCTAAGTATATATCGAATTAAAAAGAATAATCTTTTCTCAGCTGCATAAAAATTAGTGAAGAAATAACGTTTATCAAACCTTCATCTAATTTTACGGTATTTTGAACGTGAGCCCTATATATGATTTTGTCTTTTTCTTGGTCTTTTATTTCACTTATGAACTTAAGTATTTTTTCTTGCTCATATTCATATGTATCAATATATTCCAGATTAAAGTTCTTCCATGTAATATTGTAATCTTTTCCTGGGTTATTAAATGAGTACACATGGACCTTGTTATTTGGTGTGTTTATCAGCACAAATCCATCACAGATAAAATAGGGCCTATTGCCCGACTGGGATATTGTTATCTCCTTCTCTAGGACCCTCCAGTATTCTCTAATCTCGGAGTGTAGGTCTTCAAACAAACGAATTCCTTCTTCTACAAGGTCATCGAGAATATTCTGATTAGCCATTTCTTCTCCTGTAGAATAGACAAGCTCTATGTTTTCCCAGCTAATACTTGTTAATTTCGCCGATAGTCGATCAGATTCAAGAAGTCTTTCAGCATCATAGTGATACATGAAGTCAAGTACTGAATCACATTCTTTAAGCGCATCCCACAGTCTCCCTTCTTGAAGAGATTTTCTTACTTTCGAACAGTGCGATAGCATCTTATATGTTCTGTATTCCAAATCTTCTGGGCCGCTATGTGCCCACTCTGGAACATGAATCTGGTTGTACATGAATTATTTATTTAGAATAATCCCCGTAACTGTTTTTATGAATATAATAATCTTTTTAAAAGGGGTCTTTTCCCCGATAAACGAAAGATCAAATTCTTTATCAGAGTCAAGATATAATTGTACCATCTCGAAGATTGCGAGCTCAGCTTCTATAAGAGAATAGAATGTTCGGTACTTTTTTGGTATTGGAGACCTATTAGGCCTCGAATGTTTTGATTTTTTAAACGCAATATGAAACGCGACTCTTCCTCTAGAGTCGCGATTTTCAACGATAATAAACTTCCTAATTAATTTAGACGGAAGACCATTTACCGTTTGAAGTCTTTTTTGACTATCAAAACGTAAAGGTTCTTCAAAGGACATTATACTTTCTTTTTCTGTACCCTTACTGTCTTCTGTTTAATTTTATCCGAGACTGAAGTTGTAAGTCCCCATTGCAAGATAAACCAGCTCATTTCCATTCTGGCCATCTTTTTGTTTAGCCTTAATTTTTTGCTAATTAAGTCTGTTCCCCATTCAATGAATTCTTGCTCAGCTTTTTCAGTTGTTAGATATTCCATGTACCAGTCTGGATTATTCTTTACATCTTCATAGGTAACCCCAAATGGTTCAAGCTGTTTGTTTACTAGAGATACAAATACCTCGCGTTCTTTTTCTCTTTTTTCCATCTTACTTATTATTTTTTACGATCTCATCGATGATACCATATTTCAGAGCCTCTTCGGCATTTAACCAAAAGTCTCTTGTAGCATCTGACTTGACCTGTTCAGGATCCTTACCGCAATAAGATCCCAACAATACAAAAAGTTCGTGATTGACTTTTTGCCATTCTTGCCAATCAATTTCAGCATCTTGAATATTTCCACTGAATCCGCCTGATGATTGGTGTAACATTGTTGTTGAGTGGCGAAGACTCATTCTTTTTCCTTTTGTTCCGGCTCCAAGGAGTACTGAACCCATCGAAGCTGCCATACCAGTGTTGATTGTACGAATATCTGCGTTGATGTATTCCATTACATCAACCATTGATAGTCCTGATTTCACTGAACCACCTGGACTGTCGATATGCATAGTAATATCTTCGGTAGAAGTTGTGTCCAGAAACATTAGCTGTGCCTGTACGACTGTGCTCATACGATCATTTACTGGACCAGCCACCCAAAGTAACCTGTCCATCATCAACCTTGAGAAAATATCCATTTGAGTTGCTCTCAATTCTCTCTCCTCTAGGATGTATGGAGTCATCGATCCCTGGATATGCTTACTATATGCATCTACTGTAGATGAGCCCATTCCAAATTCTGATTGGGCATATCTTTCAAATTCTTTATCTTTTGGAAAGTAATTCATAAACTTTTTATAATCTGTTTTATTAGGTCACATGTCTCGTATTCTTCGATCAATTCAAAATACTCGATTGTTTTATTAAGTGATTTTTCAAAACCATTGTATGGTAATACCATTTCATATTCTACACCTTCACGATCGACAATAATTGCAAGAGTGTGCTCTTCTCCACCTTCAATAACCGACAGGGTATATTCTACTATCCTTCTGTAGAAGACATCGTACTTTGCTTTTAGCATAAGATCGATATCTGGCTTCGTTAAAATATCTGGATCGACGTGAATTCTTGGTATGTTTTCTTCGCTAATCATTAGAATTCAAAATAGTCTTGTAGGATTAACTTGTAATTTTCAACCTCGCCTGTTTCTTGTTCTCTTTTTGCGGCAGCATCAATTCTCTTAATAAATTCTGAACCACAATCTGTTAGCGAAACTTCACCATTACGATAAGAAATCATTGGCTTTTTAAGAATCATCTTATAATCAGTTCCTTTTCCATTTCTCTTAATATTTTCAACAAGCTCAAAGTGACGCTCATAGAAATGAATGTTGTCTACGTGATGGAAGTACATGCCAGCTTCTAGATCTGGATATGTTTCTCTTAATGTGTGATAGACGCTTTGATATAGGAATGCAAAGAACGGTGCGTCAAACGTAAGACCAAAGAAAATATCGTTTGATCGCATCTGAACTTTCATGAATAGTCGATTCTTACGAATAAAGAAGTTAGCATATAGAGTACATACAAAATCTTTATTGCCTTCGAACTGATATTCAGGACGATTAAAGAACATAATTGCCTGTCTGGAGTTCTTATCTTTTACGAGAGAATCGATTACCCAGCCATACTGTTGATTATTGATTACAAGATTACCATAATTAGAATTGATCTTGTTAGTGTTTGGATTAGTTAGACTTTTCCAAAACTTAGAAAAGTGAGTAATGTAGTCGACGTCTCGGTCTCTACGAAGATACCATGCTAATTCACCAGCAAAATATTTAAAGTTAAATGGCCTGTCCTTAAAATCTGCGATAGGCTGAGATGGGTCAATGTCAAAAGAAGTCATTAAAGATTCTTTGACTTGTAGACCTCGAGGGCTTGATTCTGATTCATAGCCTTCGATTGCCTTAATTAAATCAATAAATGTATCTGAAAAATTCATATTGGATTATTTTAATCTTATATTAAGATTTTAGGGTTAGTTTATCTTCTGACTTGACTTTGTTAATTGTATATGGCTTTTCTCTTGGCTCGATCTGATCGGTCAAGATTGCATCTGCTACAAGGTCTTCGACATACTTTTGAATAGCTCTCTTAATTGGACGAGCTCCAAACGCAGGGTCATAACCTTGGTTGCAAATAAATTGCTTTGCTGCCTTGTTAAACTTAAATGAGTAGCCTTCATCAGACATTCGATCATTAAAAATGTCAAGTTCAATATCTACAATTTTCAATACATTCTCATTTGAGAGTTGATCGAATAAGACAATGTCGTCTAGCCTGTTTAAGAATTCTGGACTAAACTTATTCTTCAATTCTTTCTTAATGATTCCCTCCATTTTTGCGCTCTTTTCAGCGACTGTTGAAGAGCTCTGGAATCCAATTCCTGTTCCAAATTCAGCCAGCTTGCGTGCACCGACGTTTGATGTCATCACAATTATAGAATTAGTAAAGTCTACTACTCGACCATTAGAATCCGTTAAGCGACCATCATCAAGCACCTGTAATAGAGTATTGAATACGTCTGGGTGCGCTTTCTCAATTTCATCAAATAGGATAACTGAGTGTGGCTTTCTACGAACTGCCTCAGTTAACTGACCACCATCTTCATGACCAACATATCCTGGAGGAGAACCAATTAGACGAGAAACATTGAACTTCTCTTGATATTCTGACATATCAATTCTAATCATCGAGTCCGTGTCACCAAACATGTATTCTGAAAGAGCCTTCACGGTTTCAGTTTTACCGACACCAGTAGGACCTAAGAACATAAATGAACCGACTGGTTTTTTATGGCTACTTACACCCGTACGTGATCTTTTAATAACTGTAGAAAGTGCTTCTACTGCTTCATCTTGACCAATGATTCTTTGCTTTAACTCATCAGCCATCGCTGCAATCATCTTTTTATCATCAACTCCCAGTCTCTTTACTGGAATTCCAGTCTGCATTGAGATAGTTTCTGCAATTTCATTTACGTCAACCCTTCTACGAGTGGACTTGAGTGACTTTTCCCATTTTTCAGTCTCTTCAACGACTTGAGCCTCTATTGATAATTGTTCGTCTCTAAGAGATGCAGCAAGTTCATAGTCTTGTTCTGAAACAGCCGACTCTTTCTTTAATTTAACGATCTGTATGTCTTTCTCCAAGTTCTTAATCTTTACCGGAACTTTTACCTCTAATAGGTGTGTTCTGGCTCCTGCCTCATCCATTAAGTCAATTGCTTTATCTGGCAATTCTCTTTGTTTAATGTATCGCTCACTCATTCTAACACATGCTTCAATTGCCTCAGCAGAATATTCAACAGCATGATGCTCTTCATACTTGTGTTTGATTCGGTCAAGAATTTCAATAGTTTCTTCTATTGATGGTGGATCAATAAAGATTTCTTGGAATCGACGTGTAAGTGCACCATCGTCTTCAATATTCTCACGATACTCATCAAGTGTTGTTGCACCAATACATTGTACTTGACCTCTTGCTAGTGCGGGTTTTAGAATGTTAGAAGCATCAAGAGCTCCGCTAACACCACCGGCACCGACAATCGTATGAATCTCATCAATGAACACAATCACGTCTTTAGCAGTTTTTAGCTCATCAACGATTTGCTTCATTCTCTCTTCAAACTCTCCCCGATATTTTGTTCCAGCAACAATCGTTGTCATATTGATTGAGATTACTCGCTTATTAAGCAATACTCGAGCAACCTTCTTGCTTACAATTCTCTGTGCGATAGCTTCTACAATCGCGGTCTTTCCAACACCTGGATCACCAAGAATAATTGGATTGTTCTTTTTTCTTCGAGCAAGAATCTGACAGATTCTATAGATTTCTTTGTCCCTTCCTATAATTGGATCTAGCTTTCCTTCAGCCGCCATCTTAGTTAGGTCTTCACCATACTCATCAAGAAAAGGTGTTGAAGTCTTTTTGCCTCTCTTTCTACCTTTTTCGTTTTCGTATCCGTCTGCTAATGACATATGTTAGTTTAGTTATTTCTTTTTCTCTATTATTTATCAAGTATTATATATGAAGATCTCGATTAGTTTACAATCGTATCTGCTGCATAAACGGCCGGTAAGAGTTCTGGTTTTACCCTTGCCTTGAACCCAAGAGACTCAACATATCCTACCGCTGCCTTTACCAGTCGGTTTGAATCGTGAATTGGATCAATGTTGTAGTCTAAATCAATTGTATCGATTTCGATCCCATTTTCTCGTAAATAGATTGCTGCCTCTACTGAAAGTTCTGTCTCTTTCCACAGACGGTTCCACATATCTCTGATTACCGGAACCACCTCTTTTTTATAGATTACATGACATCCTGATGATTCAACATGAAAAACAAGTGTTGTTGCATATGTCGTCTTATCTGCCTTGGTTTGGCTATCGCACCCTAGATACATCTTTACGTTATAATCTTTATTTGTATCTAAGTACCTTTTCGTGTACTCTGCTAGGTCAAATTGTTCATTACCTGTCAGCTTCTTAAATTTCATCCTCTCTAAATTATTTAAGGGAGCCAGAAGACTCCCTTAAACAGGTCATCTTATGTCTCTAATTATTAAATCTCCGTGTTATAAACTTCGCTTCTCATTAGAAATTAGTTTCGTTTTCTTGTCTGTATTTATTGTGGTATTCGGTAATCTTCTCTACCGCCTCTTCTGCTGTATCAACTACTCTGAATAGGTCAAAATCACTTTGCTTAATTGCTCCATTCTTCCAAAGAGTGTCTTGCATCCAATCAACTAGACCTGACCAATATTTCTTTCCAACTAGGATAACTGGAAAGTCTGGAGCATGGCCAGTCTGTGCAAGTGTTAGGGTCTCGAAAAGTTCATCAAGAGTTCCCAATCCTCCTGGAAATACTACAAATGCTTGTGAATATTTAAGGAACATTACCTTTCGGGTAAAGAAGTATCGATTCTCGACTCCAACCTTAACATATTCATTCATGCTTGCTTCGAATGGTAGCTCGATTCCAACACCAACTGAAAGACCTTCGGCATCTACCGCTCCTTTATTTGCCGCTTCCATAATTCCAGGACCTCCTCCAGTAATTACGCCAAATCCAGCCTCAGTGATAAGTCTACCAAACTTCTCAGCCTCTAGGTAATGTGGATTGTCTGACTTGGTTCGAGCAGATCCAAATACAGAAACACAAGCAGGTAAATTGCTGAACGTATCAAAGCCCTTTGTAAATTCTCCTTGAATTCGTAGGATTTGCCATGCATCTTCAGTTTTATTTTTCAGATTCATAATAATTTTCTAATAGTTTGTTATACGCATCAGTTGCCGATTCAGTATAGAATACGTCCTGAAAATCGTCCATGTTTCTGTACTTTGACCATAGGTACTGGCCGAATCTCAGATCCTTTTTATTTCTACCGTTTCCATTTGCAGTAGTCCATTGAATATACTCGAGATTCAAGAATTCAAGTGAAAGTGTAAGCATGTGCTTCATATTATTTGTTACTTAGTAAATATAATAAAAAAATACGACCTGGTAAAATGTCTGTAAAAATAAATTAGGGCCTTCAGATACTTATATCCGAAGACCCTAAAAAGTTTATGAGTTAGACCTAATTAGTTTTATATATCCTTTAAAATTCAGTAGTTACTACCAGGGGCTTATTATCTTCGTAAATAACCTTTGTTTTTCTACCATCGATAATTGTGTTAAGGACAATTCTTTTACCATTCTTAAATTTCATCGTGGTTACTTCACCGCCATTATGATACATCTTCCAAGTTCCATGAGGTTTCCCGTTCAGGTATCTTCCCTCCTGGATTATATTTCCTTCCATGTCGAGTTTTGTGTATTTTACCAATACAACATTTTCAACACTAACTAACTCTAATCTAACTCCGTCTTCTGATGGTAGCATATCTCCAGGAGAATATTCCTGACTATATGCGAATCCAGCAAAAAACAACATCAATCCTAAAATAAACTTTCTCATAGTCGCCTCTTTTAATTCTGGCATTTAGTTGCCATATTATTATATATCTAGAGGTAACTTTTGTTTAACATAGGGGTAACTTTAGTTCAAGTTTGCGAACTTATTTATCTCGGCTATTATTTCAGTACTGTCTCGACGTGGGCTATAAATCATTTGCCATAAAGATCTATTGCTTCCATCTGGAGCCTCTTGAGCCTTTGCCCATTTTTTACCTCTTTCCCAATCTTGAGGAGTCCATGTTAATGGAAGCCCAAGATCTTCTGTAAATGTTCTTCTAAAGCTTCTAATTAGTTTTTTCATATTGTTGTTTATTAATTTGATAACGGTGCTTTAATTGAGGGATGAGATTGATAATCAAATAGTACAAAATCATCAGGTGTTAAATCTATTAAATCTTTATTATATTCCCCTTCTCTATAATCCAAACATATTTTAGGTAACTGCATTGGTTCTCTACCTATTTGTTCTTTTGCTTGCTCCAAATGATTTGAATATAAATGCACATCACCTAAGTTACCAATCAACTCATCAGGAATCATATTAACCTCCTTTGCTATAATTTCAAGTAATAGACCATAAGACGCAATATTGAACGGTAGACCTAGGAATGTATCTACACTTCTCTGATTCCACATTAGAGAGATTGCTCTGGTTGGAATGTTGTTTTCTTCCATCCATTTCTCTCTAGCTTCAGGTTTTAAAGCATCCATACCGTAAGGTTGAATTATTTCTAATCTTTCTTCTAAACTTAACTCTCTTGTATAAACTTGAAATCCATAATGACAAGGTGGCAGAGTCATTTGATCTAATTCACTTACATTCCAAGCATTAACCATCATCCTACGGGAATCTGGATTGGTTTTGATCTGTTGAATTAGGTTTGAGATTTGATCTACGCCAGCGAGGGATTCATGTTCGGCAGCATAATGATTCCAATCTCTCCATTGTTTACCATAGATAGGTCCTAATTCACCCCACTTTTTAGCAAACTCATCATCATGTTGAATCATTGCTATGAATTTGTCCATTGTTAATTTTTTCTCAGTAGATTTACCATCGGTTCTCTGAACTAACAGAGTTTCTCCTGGTGCATTACCCTTTTTAAATTCAGTTTCGTATCTTTTATAAGCATCACCATTCCAAATGTTACATCCATTATCTACTAAATACTTAATGTTGGTATCTCCTTTTAGGAACCATAGCAACTCAGTTACCATAGTCTTAAATGCCATTTTCTTAGTAGTTAGCAAAGGAAAACCATCTTGCATGTTATGGCGGATCTGCTCACCAAATATAGATATAGTACCGGTTCCTGTTCTATCCGATTTTTCTACACCGGTTCCTAAAATTAATTCTAATAACCTCTGATAATCTTTATCTAGTTGATTTGCCATTTTAATTTACGTTCTTTTTTCTGGTTGATTAACTTGCTTAACCTCGTATGTGCAATTATGATTAGTATTTGCTTGAAATAAATTTGCAATTTTTGCAGCAGACTCATAATTATCCCATTCCATCGGAATCCCTTCAGCATCGTTTACTATCACGACATGTTTGCTATTTGGATTATACTTAAAAATTAGATAGCACATCTTTATTGTTCGTATTCAAATTCCTCACCCTGTTCGAAATCATCCATTCCATATGAAGATAACATCTCATATAGAGTGTCGAAGACCTCTTCATACTCTTCCCCAGGATCGTTAGACCATCCTACTCCCTCAATGAAGATGTACATGTCGGTACCGTTCGAGTTTTCATTGTATCTAAACTCATAATCAGTCCCATCAACCTCGAATGTTCCTTCATGTGTTGTGTCCCACCATACTTCACGAGGTGCTTCAATAACCTTGATTTTTGCGCTCATTTGCTTTTTGTGTTTAAAGATTCAAGTAAAATATCAACGTATTCTGTAAACCCTTCTTTTTGGAAGGCCTTAATCGAGATTAGCAATTCCTCTTTCGAGCTTGCATTTGCCCATTCTCTGATCTCATTGATGTTGTTATCAAAATGTTCGATCACTTTGGCTGGGTTAACCATAGAGATTAGCATCTCCTCTTGTTCAATCTGACTGTTGTCAATCATTTGTTTGGGTTTTTAATAAATGGATTATGTACAATTTTAAAGGATTCGTGGCCTGGTTTAGTTTTTGCAGGCTCGATCCATCCGAGTTCTAAAAGTTTTTGAATTGACTCTGCTGCATTCTCAACGTTACCGTTTGAGTGGTAGTTGAAAAAGCCCTTTTGACCAAAGGTGTCTTTTTGTCGATCGGGTCTACGAATGGCCTGGTTAATTATTACCCACAGGACATCCACATGATCTGGGTAGGAAGGCAATTCTTCGTGAATGCCTAAAATATATTTGATAGGAATCATGTCGTCATCGATACGACGTAGATCTTTTTCTGCTAGCATTAGTAACCTCTTTTTTGACGAGCCTTATTTTCTTCGGCTTTTGCAAAATAGTAATTGTATGCTGTACGAGCATCTAGACCGATCGATGCAGCGTAATTAATGAAGAAGTGTAGAATATCTACCCACTCCATATAGAGTTCTTTCTTGTCGTCTTCGCTCAAGTCAGATACTTTCATGTTTTCATACTTAGAGAAGTCGGTCTTCCAGTATTTCCAAATAGCATTACCACTGCCGTCTTTGATACCTCCGAGGGCATCTGTCATTTCATGAATCTCATCGATCACGGCATGTGTGTTTGTGTGCCAGAAATTCATAACATCGCGGAGAGACATGTCTTCAAAGTTAAAACCGTAAGTTTTTTCTTGCATCTCTTTTTGATGCTCCATAATATCAGCCAAGTGAGTTGTTGACTCATCATAAAAGTCTTTAACCTCCAGGTCTTTACATTGATTATCTATATTTGCCATATTATTTTATTCCTTTATTATTTTATTCTTACTTTAAGATTTGTTTCTCAATATATTGCTTATAAGTAATGTTATTATTAGAATAACTTATTACTAGTATATTCTACTGGAGCATCTGTTTCACAAGCTTCTCCTACCCTTTCTTTACTAATTGGTGCGTTTGACCGATTGAGAGCCATTTTTTTGCTTTCTCGAAGTCTTAAAAAAACACCAAACTGACAGCAGCTAATTTCGCATCCAAACGTTGTAAAGCGTCCAGTCTCCGATACTTCATTGACAATATCTCTATTTACTCCTGTAAAATCAAAGAATTCGACCTGGTTGTCTCTAATCCAGTTAATTAATTTTGCACCAACATAAGAATTAATAGAGAAACCAAGGTGTTCATAGAACCAGTTAACTGTAATCATTGCTCCAACCCCAGGTGCTACAAAATCATCATCCTCGCTCAGATTTCCGGTAAGGGCTCCTTCTCTTAATAGATCTGATGTTCCTATTTCTGGCATCCGTGCAAGGTTTGTGCTGAAATGGTACCCATAATAGTTTCCAATTCCTCTAAAAGAGGTCAAGAACTTAAACGATTCTTCCATCGTCGGCTTAGTTGCATAGAACTCAGCGAAACGAGGACCTAACATAGTGAACCAATATATCATATCGCTTACTCTACTCTGTCTAGTAGGTTCAACCGGTCTATTTAAGAGTCTGTCATATGGAGTCTCGATTACTCGAGTATAATTTCTTGATTCAGTTTGTAGGCTGGTTCTCAGCTCAGTTGTGCCGTATATCTTCTCTCCTCTTCTTGAAGCAGATTCAATATTATTCATTAGCTTGAGAAGGTATTCTTCGTCGTTAACTAGTGAATCATAAACAATATGATCGGCTCCAGTATCTTGTGTAATTATATTGATCGTATTCGACGGCCCATAAAACTTTACAATTGCTGCATTTATCAGCTTATCGGCAAAAGTACAGTCCTCGTTATAGAATACATTCTCATTCAGCCAGATAATTTCATCATGGAATGAACGGTTTGGGTGAAAGTAGGGAACTGATCTGCCCTCTACTATAAAACCTGTCCCAAAAAAGTTATGGTCAGATTCATGCTCAAACTGGTCAAATTCGATTTCTTTCTTAAATCGGACCAGGTATTCTCGCCTGTTCATCTCATGGATAAACTTTTGAATATCCTTAACCTTCTTTTCTGGGATAAGTTCGTACAGCTCTCTTCCCGAGAGAGCTAACATTTCTTTATTGTTCTTCGGTTTGGCCATCTTTATTGTCTTTCATAAAAAAGCAATCATAGCCAGCGACATTTTGGAATACTATCAATGGGTCTACTCGATGAATTGGATAGATTTCTTTTAATCTCTCAACGGTAGGATCCATTAATGGTTTATATTTACCTGCATGTAACTCGATGAAGAGGACGTCTGGTGCGTACTTAATAATCTCGTCCATCATATGGTACTCTGCGGTCTCAATATCTATTTTAATGATGTCTGGCTTATACTTTCTAATTAATTTAGTATACTTAACATTTTCAACTTCATCATACTCGCTGAAGTTTCTATTTTTACCACCAACTATTGTGGTTGAACAATGCTTATTATTACTGCCACTCTTGAAAATCTTCAGAGTCTTACTTTTAAGCATCGAAACTGCAGCTGGAATCAGCTCAAAATGTTTTTTATCATATTTACCAAGGGCATTGTTTTCAATAATTGAAACATTTCTTGGGTCGCATTCTACTGCGATTACCTTTTTAGCTCCTTGGTCTAGAGCAATTTTACTAAATGCTCCAATGTTAGAACCCAAGTCAAGACATACCTTTCCAGTATAGTCAACTTCAGGAATTCTGTAATTTGCAATAGACTCCTGAATCATGTTTTTGTCTACGCCTTCTTGCCCTCCAAGATCGACATACATTCGATCTCGCAAAGGTCTTAACTGCTTTCTTATGTCTTGTCCTGCACTCATCTTATTTTTGAACTAAGTTTGATACAATATGAACAACTTCAACGTCAGGATTAGCCTCTTCAATAATTGCCTTTTGAATTGGATCGTCCTCAAAGAATCTGGTAAGATTAAATCCATCTTCTCTCAGTTTTTTAATCGTACGGGCTTTGTGTTCTCCAGAATAGGTTCTTGCCTGAACTGTATGATTTCCTCTTTCTGCTAGAGTCATTGGATTAAAAATAATCTCACCAATAAATCCAGTATTTTTTGTTACATACTCTCGTACGTATTCAGCCTCGTCAATACAACGACCCGTAATAATTATATCGTCAGTCCATCGAGGAGTAACTCCAATTGAAACAACGCCATCGAAATCGTATCCATAAAACTCGTGTTCTCTATTGCTCATAATCTTATATTACTTTATTATCTTAAAAGCAGAGCCCATAAAGGACTCTGCGTTACAACTAAATAAAGGTTTATACAGTTGCCGTTACTCTTGAGCTAACTGATTTTAGCTGCTTCTTTGTAACTTCAGTCAGTTCGCGGTTTGCTAGTGCATCACATTCAGCAATTCCATCACGGAACATCATTTGCTGTGGTGGAGTCTTTTGAGTAAGTGCAGAAGGTCCACGAAGAGCTCCAACGATTCCCATTTCTCTTGCTACTTTGACATAACGAAGAGCATCGATTACAACACCACCAGAGTTTGGTGAATCTTGTACGGATAGCTGAGCATCAAAGATAACTGGAGCTCCTCCAAATCCTGCCATTTCAAGACGGAAGTTTGCTACCTTATTATCTCCATAGTATGCAATGTACTCGGAAGGTCCAGCATGTAGGAATGAGTTTTCAGTAGAGATATCGCGAATTTCGTTCTGTGCACGAATTACGTTCTCTTTAGAGATCTTCTTAGAAGCAAGACGGGTCTTGTCTTCCATATTCAAGAAGTCTGTGTTACCACCAACATTGCGTTGGATGTGTGCTTTTACATGGTGTCCACGTTCAAATGCTAATTCTTGCAACATTTGAGAAAGAATTGAAGCACCGAACTGGCTACGCATATCATCTCCAATCAATGGAATACCTGCGTCGATAAAACGCTGCTCCCATTTTGGATCAGATGCGATAAAGACTGGAATACAGTTTACAAATGAGATTCCAGTTTCTAGACAAATCTCTGCCCAGAATTCAGTAGTCTTTTGAGAGCCTACTGGAAGGTAGTTAACCAATACCTCAACTTCATGCTTTTTCAAGAGTGAAATAATAGTGTCTTTCCATTGTCTCTCTTTTTTAGCCGTCCAAGAAGTACGGTTCATATCAGTAGAATTACGCAAGCCTTCATCTACTAAGAATCTGTCGCTTTCTGGATAATGATCCATCAGTGACGCATAACCATCAATAACTGGCGATTCATACACTGGTGACTGATTCTCGATCGTTTCAACAATATCCCATGCTGAGTTTGGTCTTTGCTTTAGAGCCTCGCCAAGAGGAAGACCAATTTTACGTTCGTCAATATCGAATCCTACGACGAAATCGATATTTTCTGCTTTGTAGCCGCCGATATCGAATTTCATCATACCAGTTTCGGCTTCAGGATGTTGTGTGTAATACTGAACACCCTCAACTAGAGACTTAGCACAGTTTCCTGTACCGATAATCCCAACTTTGATTTTGTTTTCTTTCATAATTTTAAACTTTGTTTAAACCTTTATTTTTGTTTTGTATATGTTATACGGCAATCCGTAAAAAAGTTTCATATTCAGGTTAAAAAAATTCACTTTATGATTACCGACATTGTATTTATACGCTGCGGTGGGGGATAGACTTTTCATTAGAATAGACTTATTGTCTTTTTAATAAGCTTAGAATTCTTTGCTTCAGTATTCCAGTCCCAATAATAAAACTCTCGACTAAGATGAACTGAACCTGGTTTCTCCATGTAGTTTTTTGCAAACTCTTCAGGATTCTCGCTAAACCAATGATCTGGCCAGTCTAAAACCTCGAATCCAGCCTCTTTACCGAGTTCTCTTACTTTGTGGTTAAAAGTTTCCATTACCTCAACACGTTCTAATCTACTTCCGGCGAATGGAGTTCCTTTATACCATCCGGTCTTTGGAATTCTACGACCCTCAAATTCGATTGGTAATAGGGTATGAACCGTCACCTTATCAATATTAAGACCTTTTAAATGATTAATATAATCTATTGCTAATCTCTGAACTGCAGCAACTGGATCTGCCTGTCGACAAATATGGTGGCGAATATCGATATTGCCAAAATAGGTAATGAGGTGATTTGTTCCTTCCGGAATATACTCGCCCATTCCCTCCTTCATAACTCCAAATAACGTCTTACCGTCGTTTCGGCTAATATCTGCTCCGGTAGGATAGACTGAAACTGAATGACTGTCGCCTAGAACAAAAGTGCCGGTTGCCGTTTTCAGGT